CCGTACCCGGTGGTTGGCTTCGATACTTTATTGCATTTTTACATGTATTAATATTAATACGGAATGGGTGGTATCTTTGGTGGACATGAGACCATTACAAGTACTATTACTGCCAAGATTGTGCCTTTCATAGTAATCTCCTACATTGCTAGACCATCGACAACATACTTTTTACGTCCTGCACGAGTTTCATATCCGTCTTCATTCTTATCCACACGCTTAAGTCCTGATAAAGCCATATACCGTATGGTATCAGCCCCGTGTGAATATGTGTTGTGTAGCGGTTTGTCTTTCCATACACCCAAGTTATCGTCCCACTGTTTACTATAGTTCTTAAAGCAACTAATTAGATATGTGCACTTGGGATCTATATACAGGTCTGGTAAAACGCGTCTAACGGCTTCTATTCCATCATTAACAGCAACTCTAGGTAAGACCTTCGTACGCTTCACACCTAGCTGACGGAACCGAGCTAATCTAGTTTGCCCTGTATTAAGCTCTTTAACTTTGACATCATGTGGTAGAACAACAACATTAATGTTATAAGGCTTATCAAACATAACGTTAACATAATGACTGAGTCCCTCGCCACTGTTTCTGTATTCATCTATAATCCTCCATTCGTTCTTCCATCTCTGGAAGAAGGCCATCACAAAGTCATCATTCATACCGAGATCTATAACGACGTTGACTTCCAGGTTAGGATCATATAAGTCATCTATTTCACGGTTCTTACTCATGACCAGCTTACGATAGAGAGTACCGTAGTATGCACCATCCTTAGTAGCCATGAAGGCTTCTTCAGGTGTACTAGGATACTCCTGGTATATATCATCAGCCAGTTCTCTGTACTGCATAACCCAGAACCACTTCTGTCTGTTAGTTAGAGTGATACTCAGTTCATCCTCTAGCTTCTTAAAATAGTTATTCTGCTCATCTGATATGGGTTGTGGGTATTTAGTAGTACAGTCAGGATCATCGATCCAGGATAGGAAGATAGGGTGGAAGTCTTTGCCGCTTCTTTCACCTGTGAAGTCAACAGCTGCATCCCACATCTCCTTAAAGGCATTATCACCCTCTGCTGTGGATTCTATAGCTACGTCATTACCTGGTGCAATGGCCTGGAGAGTACCTGTCTTAGTCTCCTTGGCTCTCTCAGGGTATTTGTTAGCGATCTTACCGAACTCTGATATGTGTAATCGTTGTAGTGTGGCTGACCTGAAAGACGTTCTGATGAAGACAGTACTGTTATTGGCGAATGAGAACTCTTCGCTATTATTCTTTCCAAGAGAGATACCTAGGAAATCTTGTACTATCTGCGGAAATTCCTCCCAAGCAAGCTTTACCCTTCTCAGAAGCGTTCCTGCCTCTGCCTTGCCTTGTGCCATTAAGCCTATATTCATATCTTCCAGGAATAAAGCATCATCTAAGAATGATATAAGGAAGAACGTCGAGATGCCCTGTTGCCTGGATTTAAGAATGATAAGCCTGGGATGCTCAAGCTTAGCAGAATAAACGCGATGCTGTGATTTATTCATAACAAAAGGGATTCTTTTGCCATGTTTATCGATGATAGTGTAAAGGTTGTTTAATCGCCAGAGTTTAGAAGGTAAATACTTCTCTATTATGTCTTTATCTGTCTTAGGATACTCATAAAAGACTGATAAATCCATATTAGGATATAGCTCTTCCAATTTCTGTTTTGAAAGTGACATCTTCTTCATTTTAATCCCTCATAAGTTTCTTGAATTCACTTACAGTGTCATTATTGGCACCTGGAGCATTCAAAACGTTCACATTGGTGAGTGGTTTGTTAAAGAAAGCATTCTGGATGACTGCTAATGAGTTAACCAGGACCTGGAGATCTCCAATATCCTCTACTTTTAAGGTCTTCTCTTCAATTTTACTGGCTAAACGTAAAGCAACAGTTTGTACTTTGGTATTTAAGACCTTTAAACCATCTATTTCAGCTATTGCCTGGTCTACTTCACCCTCTAAAACCTCTATTTCTTTGGGATTATCAGTAAGTTCTTTAATATCATGCTTTACAGACTCTGCCACCTCATGTATAGTTACTTTGTCTGCAGCTATTAAATCTGCCACAGTACCATTCTCTTTAGCTTCTTTGAACTCCTTCTTCCATTTAAGAATCTTAGGATATGATATACCGTAGTCTTGAGCCAGTTCCTGGGCCTTAGTACCAGCGTTAAGTTTACCCAATATTTCAAATTTTACTGCATCTTCTTCAGCACTCATTTAGCTAGCTCCTTCTCTTTATACAGTTTAAGGCTTTCAAGTACAACAAAACTGAAATTAACCCCCTTTTTAGCAGATTTGAGTTTAACTTCTTCTACCAGTTTCTTAGCTTTGTCATCTGTTTCCTTAACACTAAAGGAATATATCCTAGTGGCCATACTTTAGCTCCTCCTTATATATAGCTGTTTTTTATATAAATTTATTAATATTATTAATTATACCATACCTATATACAAAAAGGAAATTTTATTCTATAATTAACAGTGGATAATATAAGGAGACAGTTATGAGCAACTCTGCAAATGCGGAAGCTCAGGCCGACCAGATTCCTGGTGAGGATACTGAGCAGAAAAAGACTTTCCAGGAACAGGTAAATGAAACTGTAAAGGGTATGACCTTCAATGAAGACAAACAAGTCTTCGAGTTACCTGAAGGAGAACATACTGAAGAACTTAAATTTGCTGTAATGGCAGAGAAGCGGCGACGGGACACCGAAAGCGTACTCGGTAAGACCCGCCAAAAGGCGAAGGCTACAGAAGCAGAGAACACCGAACTAAAGAAGAGACTAGGACAGACTGTTCAAGTGGTTATAACACCTGAAGAGAAACAAGAGCTGGACGACCTGAAGTATTCAGACCCAGATGCTTGGAGATCAAAGGTAAACGAACTTGAAACACGCGCAGCTGCCAAGTTGAACGAAGACCTCGGTGAAATCAATGCTTCTGCCTCTCACCAGGCTGAGATAGAACGCCGCTCTCAAGTGTTGGATCAATTTTCTGAAGAACATGATGGTTTTGTGTTTACTGATGAAATGCTTGCCGACGATATCCCTCCGAGGATCACCAAGAAACTTTCAGATGGTAAAATTACATATGAAGAGTTTCTAGACGAGTCTTACAAGTACTTACATACCAAGAAGGTTGTAAAGACTGAAGACTTGGAAGCACAACCCAATTTGGGAAGTGTGGGTGGCAATGACACTCCCAGCAAAGATAATGCTGATAAAGACATTGTCGGATCTTACAAAAACGATATTTATTGAGGTGATCTAAATGGCTACAGCAGTCGTTTCGTTGACATCAGACCTTAAGCGCAAACGTTGGATGCGTGAAGGTATGATTCAAGCCGCTTCAAAATCGTTCTGGGCTCCGTATACTGGCAACAGCATGGATTCCATTGTTTACCAAGTAAATAATGAGAATGCTTCTGATGGTCATACGGTAGTCTTCGATTTTGATGGCAACCTCTCCGGCAAAGCTATCAAGGGCAAAGATACTGCCTTTGGTAAAGGTGAACAGAAACGTAAGTTCTCTGAATCAATCACCGTCGATCGCTATCGTCTACCTGTAGACAATGGTGACAGCTTTGATGGAGTTAACATCGGTGATCTGAATATTACTCAGCACTCCGATTCACGAGCTAAATTGTCTGACCAATGGGTACGGTTTAAAGACCAATCCATTTTTGATGCTATGCAAGGTGTTAAAGGCGCAGTTGATCCTACTCATAAGATCAACATTGATGCATCTTCAACAGCTTTAAGTTATCAAAGCCTGGCAGCAATTGAACTTAAACTACGCACAGGTGCAGGTTTTGTCTCAGGTCTTCCTGATGGCACAACTGGTGCTGCTTCTCGTGCTCCACTACGTCCTTTCCGTTTAGCAGATGGTCGCAGCATTTGGTTGCTGGTTATCGATCCTTTCACTGCGGAAAACTTCAAGTCCAATTCTACCGCTAATACCGGTGTTATGGCCTTGTCACAAAATGCAGACCTTCGTGGTAACAACAACCGTTTATTCCGTGGCCTTCTGGGTCAGATCGGACAGCTGGTTATTGTTGAAGCAGAAGCCTTCTTTGGTGAATCTGAAGGAACTGATGCTACCGCCTTGGGTCTAGATCAGTCTGAGATTGAAATTTCGGGTCTGCGTCAGTATGATGCAACCAACTCAGCATGGTCTGGTCAAGCTGCATATTCTAGCGCTGAGTATTCACGTAACCTGATTTTAGGTGCAGGTGCTTGTCAGATTGGCTTCGGTAAAATGCCTGATTACAAATTCCAGGAATCACAGGATTTTGCAATCAAATCTGAATCTGCCTTAGAAGTATGGATGCAAACTCAGAAAGTTAACCTCACAGCGGAAAATAGCGATTACAAACAAGCTAAAGTAGCCAGTATGGACTTTGGTGTAGTTGCTCTTGACGTTAAACTTTAAGGGAGTTAAATCATGACTGATAAAACACGTGATGACAATAACTTCCAAAAGCGAGGTGTCTGTGTCTTTACTGCTGATCTAGCAGAAGCAGATATTCTTTTAACTGGAAGTGTATACGGGAATCTACCTGAAAGATCACTGATTGTCTCCGCTGGTGTTTTGGTGACAACAGTATCTACCACTGCTTCATCTACATTAGATATTGTTGTAGGTGCGACAGTAGTTGCTAATGAGGTTGCTGTAACCGCCGCCGGCTTTATTGCTGGTACTATGGTTGCTGCCAATCAATACTTTGCAACAGGTGGAGCTATTACGGTCCTGGCTGGTTCTACCACGCCTGCGGCTGGTGATTTAGTTGGCGAGCTAGTTATTGAGTACATTGAACTCGATAAGCATACTGGCGAGTACACTACAATTACTAACTAGTACCATCAAGGACGCGGGTGTTAACGCACCCGCATTCTTTAACTTAAAGGTAAATTATTATGGCACAAGGTGATATAACGGTATTTGAAGAAGCCAAAGCCTATATGATTGATGGTGGCTGGGAACCTGCAGACACCTTCAAATTAGCTTTGCTTACAAGTGCAGTTGCTCCTACTCCTGGTGATACCACTCCGGCTCTCGGTGATTATACTGAGGTTACTCCTGGTGGTAACTACACGGCAGGTGGCGAGACACTTGATACGCTGACTAATATGGTTACTGAAGCTGGCGGCACAATGACATTTGATGATACGGGTGCAACTGTTCAATGGTTGCAGAATGGCTCGAATCCTACAGATGCTCGTTGGGGTCTTATCTACAACGACACAGATGCAGGCGATCTTGCGATTTGCATGTTGGATCTGGGTGCAGATGTTGATATGACTGCTGGTGACTTAACCATTACTTGGAACGCTAGCGGCATCTTCACGATCGTTTAAGCAAATACTTCACATGACTAAGTGGAGTAGGGTAATTAGAAAGGAGCACTTTAGTTTTTACTATTGTGCTCCTTTTTACTTTGAATATGATTGACTGGCGCATTTACTATGGAGATGAGACTACCTTTGATTCGACTCAAGGGAATCCCAATGATGCACCAACTCTAAATATAGTTAGTATAGTTTCGATGGAAAAGAAAGGATTTAAAGAAGTACATGATGTAGGAAGAATTGTTTTTCACCAGTGGGATTACTACATTTATAGGACTAGTATCGGCTGGTATGGAGTAAAAGGAGAAGTGGATCTATTAGATCATCTCCTTAGTAGTTTTAAAGATATAGAAGTTATCTTAAAAGCTAGAATGGTAGAATTAAATACATTTAAGAAGATTTTTAAGCGCTCTATTGAAGATCCTGATTTTCCAAGAAAGACAGGATGGATTAAGAACTATGAAGCAGAATGGATATTTTTAAAGGATATTAAATAGATGTCACATGGTGGCTCTCCCAATACCCAATTAAACCACTTTCGCTGGCGTGAAGACGACGGTAGTGAAAGTGCTGCTTCATGGCGGGAATCTACTTCTGATAGTACAGTATTAGATACTGATCAAAACTATCGTATTCGTTTTGGTGTAAAAAACTCCGGTAGTGCAATTGAATACAACATGATCATGAAGCTGCAACGGCAGCTTAATGGTGGATCATGGACTGATGTCACATCTTCTTCATCTGTTGTTCAAGCAACAACTACAACTGAATATACAGATGGGGATGATTCTACTCAACAAATCACTACAGGTTCATATGACTCCACTAATGATGCCATGGATAATGGCGATGGTGTTGCAGGTTCTAGTGCCTTAGATTTAGTTGGTGGGTATTCTGTTGAATATGAATATTGTATTCAAATTGTAGATGCTGATGTAGATGATGCAGATTTCATTGAATTTAGAATTGTATGGTCTGGTGGTACATTATTAGACGATTATAATGTCCAACCTGACTGTTCTGTAAGAAAACGTCCTAGTCAAACCCCATTACTACCTTATGCTTCTGTTCGTGGTGACAGTGATTGGAATCAGTGGGATACCAATTATCACAAAACTGCGAATATGATTAAGGCAGATGAATTAAATAATGGTGAAGAATATTTAATCATAGCATCTAATAGTATTGGTAGTACATCTAATACAAGTGTAAAGATTGATTACAATGGTACCACATATGGATTAAATCATATTCCAACTGGTTCTAGTGGTGATAATCCAGTTAATACTGGTGGTGTACATGGTACATTCTTTATGCTCACACCTGGAGCCTCAGGTGATTTAACTGTCCAGGTACAAAATGATACATCATCAACTATCTGGTACTTTGGTGGTAACCTTATAGCTCTACCATTAGTAGACTTTGATGTTGATACTGATTATTGGTATACACAACATAATAGTGATACTAATGAGTACTCAGATAATAATACGTCTTTTGCTACGGTAAGAACTTTATCATTTACTCCACCAGATGATGGTGACTATTTAATTCTAGCTGCTTGTGAGTTTGATGCTTCTAGTACCTCAATGGATGCAACCCTTAGGTTGACTATTGATGGCGCATTACAGAAAAGAGAAGCTAGATATGATTTCAATGGTACTAATAAATACCATTCCTGGAACTATGCACGAGTCCATAACTTATCTAGTGGCGGTTCAATAGATATAGATGTTGATGTTAAAACAAGTAGTTCTTCTTACTATATTGGTGTTCGTCGTACTAGAATTATTGCAATTAAATTAGATTCATTCACTGGTTATGGTTCTACTCAGAATAACACTGAAGAGGCTGTAACAACTGATTATCCTTCTTGGGAAACTGATTTAGTTAGTCATGAGTTAACAACTAGTGAAGCAACAACAGTTGCTGTTATTACTAATGCCGTTACACGTTCTACGTCTACGTCTACACAGAATGTAAACAGACTCTATGATATTAGTAATAGTAAAGAACAACAAGAACCAACATCTCAGATATTCAGAGATTCTTCTGCACCTGATCTAAAAGCAGTAACACTGATAGCAACATATGGAGCTGCTGGATCTGTTGCTACTGATTATAGATTGGATGGCGCACAAGAAGCTGGTGATTCTGCTACATCGTACTGGGATGAGATGGATATGATCCAGGTCGAGTGGAAGAGAAAGCCCACCGATGTAGAGATTGATGCAACTACAGATGAATTAATACTTACTGAATATGCATGTACTATTGAGATTGAATTAGCTGTTGATACTAATGTCGATAATTTAATACTAACTGAATATGCTTGTGGTGTTACTCAACGAGTTATAGTCTTTGCTACTACTGATGAATTAATACTCACTGAATATGCTTGTGATGTTGATTTAGACGTATCATTCACTACTGGTACTGATCCATTAATACTTACTGAGTATCCTTGTGATATAGTTCTTCCTTATAATCTAGTTCCTGGATATGATCCATTAGTATTAACTAGTTGGCCTGCTGATATTAATGAAAATATTAGTATTCTAACTATACTAGATCCATTAATATTAACAGAATACCCTTATGATTATGACTTCCATGCTAAAGTAGCATGTGGAGTTGATAACTTAATACTTACTGAGTATGCTTGTACTGTTAAGTTACAGATGACTATAGATGCTGGAGTCGATAACTTAATACTAACAGAATATGCTTGCGAGATAAGTACAGGTGTAGAAGTAAATACTGTTGTAGATAATCTTATATTAACTGAGTATGACTTTACTGAAACCTTTGATCATAATATAGTTACTGAAGTAGATAACTTAATATTAACTGAGTATGCTTGCCAGGTTGGTTTAGGCCATAATATTACAACTAATGTTGATAACTTAATATTAACAGAATATCAGTATACTCAAACCACAGATCATAGAGTATTTGCAACTAGAGATCCATTAATACTTACAGAATATGTATTTAATCTCAATGTTCATCATAATATTGCAGCAACTACTGATTCATTAATATTAACAGAATATGCTTATATACATAGTTATGGCCTTAATGTCCAAGCTACGGTAGATCCATTAATACTTACTGAATATACTTGTAATGTTAATCATGCCCATGATATTTCAATGGGTACAGATCCATTAATACTTACTGAATATGCTTGTAGTGTTAATGCCGAAACAGACATTACTACTGTTCTTGATCCACTAATATTAACTGAATATGCTTATAGTCATAGTTATGGTCTTAATGTTAATGTAGGTATTGATCCATTAATACTTACTGAATATGCTTGTACGATTGAAGTTGATGTTAATATTGCAGCAACAACTGATAACTTAATAATAACTGAATATACTCAGATTCATGCATTCCATCATAATATATATGCTACAACTGATCCATTAATATTAACTGAATATGCTGCTACTGTTGAAGTAGCCTTTACAGTAGATGCTACAACTGATCCATTAATATTAACTGAATACACTTGTTTAGTAGATCAGAATACTGATATTAATTGTGGTTGGGATATACTTGTTCTAACTACTTATGCTTGCGATGTAAATTTAGCAGCTGATTTTACAACTACTGTTGATAACTTAATATTAACTGAATATCCAGCTTTAATTGGTCTTGGTACTGCTTTTGTAACAGGACATGATCCATTAATACTTACAGAATATAATGCACCTATAACAATAGGTACAATAATTGATATTCCTGCAACTGTTGATAACTTAATACTTACTGAATATGGTTGTAATGTTACATTAGGTGTTACAGTTAATACTAATGTTGATAACTTAATATTAACAGAATATGTTGCAACAGTTAGTGAAGCATTTACAGTTGAAGCAACAACTGATCCATTAATACTTACTGAATATATTGCAGCAGTACAAGCTGATATAGATAAGTATATTGCTGCAATAACAGATAGCTTAATAATAACTGAATATCCAATTAGTATTAATGCACAAGTTAGACTACATACTTTACTTGATGAGTTAATACTTACTGAATACCCAGCAAATGTTGATGCTATAATAGATATAGATACTAATGTAGATAACTTAATATTAACTGAATATCCAGTTATGGTAGGCTTTAGTGCTGTTCTTGATGCTAATGTCGATAATTTAATACTAACTGAATATCCTGCAATTGTTAATGCTGAAATAGT